CGTAATCAAGGAGCCGATTGAAGACGTGCCGCCTGCGTTCCCGTTGTTGCCGTTTGTGGCTTGAGCCGCGCCGCCAGCGCCAATCGTGACCGATTGGGCCGTAGTGATTGTGACTGGGCTTATCAGCAAACCACCAGCGCCTCCGCCCCCACCATTTACATCAGTAGACACAGTATCGCCAGCCCCTCCACTACCGCCGCCGCTGATGACCATTGCCCAGACCTGACCGCCGTTGGCGATCAATGTTGCACTTGGCGTGAAGGTGCCGGACGAGGTGAACTCTTGGTAGCGAAGTTTGCCGCCGCCACCCCCACTGGTGGAGAAAGGTACGAATTGAGATAGGTTGCTCATTGGAGTTGGCCTTTCTTGAGTTTGTTGTGTAGCTCGGAGGTGTTGAGGTTTTGCGTCACAACCCAACCAATTGGCGTGTTGGTGTACACAAGGGCGAAGATCATGTTGGGTACATCGCAGGTCATGTGCTCTTCCATACCCATGATAGGCTTGCCGTTGCGGTGAATGACCAGCGGGTGATACACCCAGCTTCCGAAGTAGTCGGACACGATCAGCTTGAAGCCTTCGTGCGGGTTTGGCGGCAGCACCAGCACACCCTTTTGCATATTGGTGTCGATGTAGTAGCTGCGCTCATGCTCGACAAACTCGTAGGCGCACTCGTCGCCAGACTGAATGTGGAACTTGCGCTCGTCCCTGAAGAAGAGCCAAGGCTGCAAATTGAGCTTATCAAGCGCCGGGGTGATCATGGCATCAGCACCCATCCGCGAGTGGCGTCGGCGTAAACCAGCAGGAACCCGGCACCATCTTGATCAATTGTCAGGTCTTGCGCCAAGGCCATGATGTTGCTGCCATTTCGGGCAACTACGATGTTCGTAGCGCCGGACATATTGGAGAAGCCAACGATGTCACCAGCGGTCGGGGTGGCCGGAAGCGTGATGGTTATCGAGCCCGCAGTCAGCACGTACACGTTGTTTGCTGTGGCGGCGGTGTTGACGCCGACAACTTGGATGTTGTAGCGGAACGTGCCACCCAGCGTCAGACTGCCGGTTGTCGTGACTGTGCCGGTGAGGGTAAGGCCGTTGACGGTGCCCGCACCAGCCACCGAAGTTACGGTGCCGCCACCCCCGCCGCTAGCAGCAATCGTGATTGCCCCTGCGCCGTTTGTAATCGTGATGCCGGACCCAGCGGTGAGCGTGGCCTTTGTGAGCGTGTTGCCGGTGCTGTTGCCGATCAGCAATTGACCATCTGTGTAGGTGGTTTGCCCCGTTCCACCAGAGGCCACCGGCAAGGCACTTCCAAGCGCAAGAGCCGTCAGGTACGTAATCTGCGCACCAACGTCCGTGCCGTTGTTGTACACCACCGTGCGGGTGCCAGCAGGGACCGCTACGCCAGTCTGACCGGAAACTTTGACAGTGACTGCAAAGCTGGAGCCGTTTATGACGATGTAGGGCTTCTGAATCGCGGGGACGTTGACCGTGCCAGCAGCGGAAACAGCGCCCGACGCAATGTTCAGACACAACGCCCGAGCATCTTGCGCGGCATTGGTGTTGGTGAGCGTGAGCGTGCAGACGTTGGCAGTGAAGTCAGCCGCGTCTAGCGTGGCCATTCCGACAAGGGCCTGCTCAATGGCTACGCCAAGGTTGTTGTTGGTCGTGACACCCCAAAGACCAGACTGTTCGCCCGTGCCGATGAGTTCAATTTTGAGGCTGGAAAACGTACTAGCCATTTCAGTTCCTTTGTACGATGCTCATGTTTGGTCTTTATGCCCACGTCCCTACGCTGACATTACTGCCCGCCGCCCCGATGGGGTGGATTCTGAAATAAGTTCCAGCCGCTGTTGAGTAGGCCCCGCCGGGAGCTGCGCTCAACGTGTACTGCGGGATGAACGTGCCTCCAGCATTTACAGACACCGTACCGGTAACGATGAACATGAAGTATGCGTTTGTGGTGACGCCTGTTACCAAAACAAAGTTGCTGGCCGACTGAACAAAGTTGACTTGCAGGTTGCCTACAGAACTTGTCGTTACATTAAACCCCGTGCCGTTGTACTGGCCGTTCAACTGATAGGCAATGTTGTTGAGCGTTGCCGTTCCACCGAACCCGATGCCGAATGAATGGGAAGTGCCGCCCGATGTTTTGCTAAACGCATACACCGCTTCGAAAGCGTACACAGTGCTGGCCGACAAAGTGCAGCCAACACCAAAGACGTTTTGCGCCGTGTTGACGCTGGCCCCAGCAAGAGCGCCGTTGAGCCTGAAATACTGCATTCCCGGAACAATCCCGCGCTGCGTACCAGACGGCGTGAAGAACAACGTCGTTCCGTTGTATTCCGCCGCCCCTGCGGTGGCAGAGGTCAAATTCGTGCCGGACTGAAACGCCAGTGGGGGCACCGTAGTGGTGCCAGCATCCAGCGTGAGGATATTGGACGTATCCCTTTCTACGGCCCTGCCAGCCGGGTATGTGACGAACACATCTTTCGTGCCTGCGCTGAAGTTGACCAGACTGCCGGAGTTGCTTGACGACAGCACCGTGGTACGCGAGAGCGTTGTTCCAGAGGAGGTGTAGGTGCCGATCCCAACCTCCCACTCGCCGCCAGATTGGCCCGCAATCGTGTAGTAGGTCTGGTTGCCGTTGCCGATCGCTGCAAAAGACTGAAAGCCAGTAGCTGCACCAGCGAGCGTGACTGTCCCCGTGCCCGTTGTGGTGGTGGTTTCCTTTACCCGATCTGCTATGACAAGCGCCATGATTTATCCTTACACCGTCATTCCCACGTTCACCCAGTTCGGACTCTGTGAGTTACCCACATTTTGCCAATTCGGGCTCTGACTGTCATCAATTAAACCCCAATTCGGGTTTTGAGCATCGTTGATCAGAGACCAGTATGAAAGCCCAACAGTGCCCGTTTGGCCCGCAGCCTGCACGCCCGTAAGAGCTGCCGTTTTCACGAACACCACCGACCCAACAGCGCCGCTTGCCGAAACTCCGGTCAAAGGGGCAACGTAGGTAAAGGTTACGTTATCAACCGCGCCCGCCGACTGTACCCCCGTAAGGGCCACCGCCTGCGCAAATTCCACCGATCCGACTGCGCCACTGGCCTGAACCCCGGCAAGGGTTGGCTCCAACCGAGCAACAACGCTGCCAACCGCTTCTGAACTGCTGACACCGGAAATTGCAACCGTATGAGAAGCGGCGGCTACACCAGCATAAAGATCAGCGTGATCGCCCGCAATGGTGATGTTTGGCGAGATACTGAGCAGGCCGACAGAACCTTCTGCCGAATCACCAGACAATGCTACAGAAACAGCGATCGCCGTGATCGACCCAACCGCTCCACTGGCCTGAACCCCTGTGGCATCCCGAGCCGTAGATGGCGCAGCAACGCCAAGAGAGCCGTTTGCAACAACACCCGTTAAAGTGACGCCGCCCGGTGCAGCCGCGCCGCCAGCGGCTGAAAACGGTTCACCTGCGAACGGGGATATTCCAAACGCCATAGCTACTCAGCGGGATTGTCCCGCCGCCCCATCAGGTTGTAGCCAGACGCAGCAGAGCGTTCGTCGTGTTGTTAGTCGGCATCGTCAGGGCAAACGTGCCTGCCGTCACCGTCTGCGAACCGAACGTGTGCACGCTGACTGCCTTGTTTGACTTGGTGGAGTTGTAAATCAGCACAGCATCAAACGCCGTGGTGAGCGTCACGTTGGTGTACGTAATTGACGCGGAAGGGGTCCAGTACGCCACGCCCGCCGTTGCCGTTGAGTTGGTCGATGTCGGAGCAGTTGCGTTGGTTACGGTGACTCCACCTGCGGTGTAGTTTGTGCCCGTGACTTCCCCGGTCGTCGAGTACGCCGTGGTTGCTGCGTTGTACGTTGCGGTGGCTTCATACAGAGCGGCCTTGAAAGTGTCGCCAGTACTAGGGGTGAAGTTGTGGGTGGCCGTCAGGAGTTCCCCCATGAACGACGTACACATGCTTTGAGTGTTTGCCATGTTTGGCTCCTTTAATTAAACGATGCGGCTTCTACGCCAACCGAAGGCATCTGTTTGAGTGTCACATGCACAGACCGGTGGACAATTTCGCCGTCCAACCAGTACTCAACCCATGTCGTGTACTCGTTCTCATTATCGACGAAGCCCTCTTTTTTCTCAAGCAAGGCCTCGTCCATCATGCCTTTAGTCGTTGTGATCATCAAGCAGTCCTTACGAAATCCTCACAATCGCGCTGTTGGCGTCTGCGGTCGGAAAAGTAATTAGGAAAGTGTTGTTACTTACAGTTTTGTCAGACCCGAAGTCCAGCACAGCCACTGATTTGTTGCCTTGAGTGAAGTTGTAAATCAATGCCGCACGAGCAGTAAATGACGCTCCAGACCAAGATGTATTTGCAAACGAGATGTAAGCCGTTGGAAAGTTGTAGCTATTGTTTCCAGAGGTTGGCCCCGCGTTAACTGTCAATGTGTTGCCGCCAGCAACATAACCAGTGCCTACAACCTCATTAGCTGTTGAATAGGTGGTCGTACTGAGATCTAGATTTGCGTTGGCCGTGTACAGCGCAATCTTGAACGTGTTGGGCGAAGTGGGGCCAAAGTTGTGAACGCCTTGCAGCAGCTCAACTTTGAAGGATGTGGTTGCGCCTTGAAGTATGCTCATCAGCTTACCTGAGCCCTTACCTGACCAGACCTGTAGGCATCCTGACGCTCCATGCCATCGCCCAGACGTTTCGCCAAAGCCAATGCCTCAATGTACTTCTGGTTGTACAACTGCATCATGTCCTGCTCACCCTTCATGTAGGTGTAGGCCTCAACCAGAGAGCCATACAGCAGCACGGAGTCAAAGTTATCACCCAACCATGTGGTGTTTGCCGTCACAATGGATTCTGGGTAATAGTAATAGTGGAGCTCAAGGTAGTAGTTTGCATCCGGGGTCGGCCCGAGGATGAAGGTCAGTTCGTTCGTGATCGTGGCCCCCGAAACAGCCGGACCAAACAAAGCGTAGTAGCGCGGCGTTCCCGTACTGTTTGGAGTTGGATACGCCTGCCGGATGAAGTTGACATCCTTGTTGAGCAAGTATTCGTATGTTCCAGTGTTGATGTCTCCGCCCGTGACATTGGTTGCAACGGCGAGGGAGTACACGGCCAAGAAATCAGTGGGCGCGGCTACATACTTGTTGTTGGCCGTCGTGGTCCCGACCATGTTCTTGCGGATTGACGGGAACTGCACCGAGTTGTAGATGCGCTGCTCCGCCTGCTGAACAAACGTAGGAATCTGCGCCACGAAGTCCGCACTCGGGTTCTCCGTGTACGCCTGTATGGCTGCGCTCAACTGGGTGTAGTTCATGCTGTTCCTATAAGGTAAAAATTTTTACCTTATGCCATCGGGCCACGAGCCATCACGCCCTTGGTAGCCGCGCCGGTCCCGCGGATCTTGATGCCGCTGGTTTTTACGGCCGGCTCATTTCTCGCAATGTTGCCAACCACCATATTCACGGTATCGAGCTTGCTTCGATTGGGATTTGAGCCGGGGTTGGTCTCGGCCTTCACCTTTTTGCCCTGCATGGTGTGTGGCTCCGCATATACGGAGGCGGGGCCGACTTCTTTGCCGTCCCTCTTCATACTGTATTTGGCCATGATCAAGCCCCCTTTTTATAGGTGAAAGAGGACTTCTTCTGGTTTGCGACCTTGGCCAGATTTCGGCCCATAGCCCTCATCTGAGCGTTGGTCTTGCCGCCCTTGGCCAGCTTGGTCGTGGGCTTGCCGGGGTGCATGTTTTTCTCATGCTTGTGAACTGCGGTTTTTGCGTCCATTTTTGGCTCCTTATGCCGATGTGGATATTGTCACTGTGCCGATCAAAACCGTCAATGCCAGATAGTTTGGAGTCAGGCCGTTGTCGTACTGGCTCGATCCGCCAACGGGGTTCCACCCCCACTGGATGTCACGAGATCCTCCCGACGGGAATCCGTCCACGTTTGTGCCCGAAGTCACATATGTCGTGTCTCGTCTTGGGTTGCGAACTGCTTGCGGGTCGTACACCGGATACATACCCAGCTGAAGCTGCGGCTGGTCTGGGTCCCAACATTCTGAGCAAACCAAAAGGTTGTACCTCTTGGTCTTGATGATCTCTTCCTTCAGCTGCTTGAGTTTGAACCGCTGCCCGCAGCGATCGCACTCAGCAATGCTGTATTTGCCTGATGCAAACTGATTGGGCATTATGTGCCCCAACCCATAAACGCACGCCGAGGCACAAACCGTACCGCAGCCTTTTCACGATCCTCGCTGCTTGCCAGATCCCAAGCCTCGTCGTATTGCTGCTTGAGCATCGGCAGGCGCTCCATAGCGCCGGGGATTTTGAGGGCCATGTAATAGGACAAGCCGGCCACCATTGCGTTTACAAAACGAAACGGCACATCCATGACATTTACGCCGTCACCAGCATCCTGAGTGCGACGTAGACGCCAGTACACCAGCGTGTAGGTCTGTGTATTGTCCGGTGTTGGCCACACAGTTACGGCAGGAAGCTGTTCCCATGTAACAGTTGATCCGGTGGCATGGAAAGCGGCCGCGGTTTGAGACTGGCCTCGTGCGCAGTTTGTCAGCGTGGTGCTGGTCTTGCCGCCGTAATAGATGATTTCCGCCCCAATCTTGACAAATCCTGATGGCGGCAAGGCATCGGTGTTTGGTGTGACCGTAATAGTTGTGTCGGCTATTTGCACGTTGCCGTTGAGCGTTGCGCCGGTTGGCGAACTTTGTGCATTCATCCTTTGAATCCAGATCTGGATAGGACGTGCCTGCTGCAACTTGTTGGGAATCGTCGCATAAGTAGAAACACTTATGCGGGTGATCGTCAGATCTGCCTGTGTCGAAACATTCCCGGCACCGGTCCTGATGACATGCTCAATCAAGTCAACCGTGTCGGTCGGCAGCGCATATGTAGACTGACCTTGAGACAGAACAATCTGGCCCTGTTCAAACGTCCACATATTCAAGCCGCGATTGGCCCAGTCAGTGAACATCAGGTTCAAGGACCTGCGGGCTGTGCGCAAATCATAGCCAGTCCTTAACTCAGCTCCGCAGCGTTCAAACGCCTCTTCTACGATCTCGGAAAGATCGAGGTCAAAAGCTGATGTTCCGGACGTGGTGGCCATTATTTACTCCTTGCCGTCTTTGCCGACTGACGAAATGCTTCGGCCGTAGGTGCGCCTGCGGAGCCTGGCTTGCGCATTTTCTCGCCAGATCCGGCCGCAATTCGCTTTCGCTTGGCGTGTATGTTGGCGTACAACCCCACCTCTCCGCCTTCAGCATACTGCGTGAAGTCAGTGTCATCCCGGCGGGCCTTGCGGACACCTTTGGGCATTTTGCTGGGCATGATGGCGCCCATGCCTCGGCTTGCTCTCATGATTAGATTATCCTGCCTTTGGTTTTGCCGCGCTGCGCAATTCCATCTGCCCTCTTTGAAGCAGACCCAACTTTGCCGCCCTTGGCCATCATGGGCGGAGCAAAACCGCCCCCACCAGCATTTGACATGGGAGGCGCCATTTCTGGTCTTGGCTTGATAGGAGGGGCAAATGTCCCGCCAGCGTCTGCAATGGGAGGGGCCACTTCTGGTCGCGGCTTGATCGGGGGCCTCAGAGGGTCCGACATAGGAGGAACTCCACCGGGCATTGGCTTGCCCTGCATAATCGGCATTGGTCGAGCAACGGGCATTGGTCGCCGAACCGGCATAGGCGGAGCCTTCGGGGGAGCTTTTTTGTTCATGACTGTTACCTCAGCATGTTTTGCCACCGTGTGACATTTTGATCATTTTGCCCTTGGTGTGACCTTTGGTGACACACCCATCAGCACGCGTCACGCCACCCTTGGCATAACCCATACCTTTGATCCTCTGACGATCTCTCTCATCCTGTTGCTCTTGCATCTGCTCATCGAGCAACGCACGAGTTTGAGGATTCATCGGCTCTTTGGGGGCCTCGGGTTTGCGGCGCGGCTTGTAAGCCTTCTCCGCTTCGCGTGTCATCGGCATGGTGCTCTCCTTAGCAGGCTTTGCCGCCACGGGCCATCTTGACCATTGCACCTTTGGTCTTGCCCTTCTTGGCAATTCCATCGGCAGACTTGTGGCCAGCGGACAGACCGCCTGCAGCGTAGGCTTTGCCGCCCTTGCTCATGCCCTTCATCTCGGCCATTTCATGCTTGACCATAGCCTTGGGAGCACCCTTTTTCTTCATGAAGGACACTTCCTTTTTCATCATCTCTTTGGACTCTTTCATGTCACCACCTCTGGCAAATTTGCGGCCCTTGTCGGCCTCCATAAATTCCTTGCCAACCTTTTGAGGGATGCCAAGGCGCTTCGCTGCGGCCCGGTCGTTTGCGACCAGAGCCATCAGATTGTGTTGGGAACGGCTAGTTGAGGGCACTTCGCTGCTCCTTCATGAACTCATCGAGCTTACCTTCAAGCCGATCGAGCCGGGATATGACACGATTGATGTCGTTGTGCATATCAGCCTTCGTCACGAACTTGTCCGTATGCTCCTCCCGAGTTTTGCTCAGGAGAATGCCCAAACGCTTTACCTCGTCGTGCGAAATCTTCACCCAGAACAGGAGAAGCGCACAGGCAAACGACAAGAGGGTGTTCCAAATCGTCAGTTCCATTTCAACAATTCCAAGCCCTCAAGGCCTTGTTAATCCGGGAGTTTGGGTCTTTCTTCGTCTTCTCGGACGTGAGCTTCTTCTTCATGCCACCCATCCTTGCACAGAAGGAGTCGCGCCTGCTGCCGCCTTCCGGCTGCGGAGGCTTGAGGTTCATACCTTGGGCTTTTGCCGAAGCTCGGCCCTTGGCGTTGAGGCCACCCTTCGGGTTTTTTCCTTCCTTGCGTTGCCATGCTGCTGTCTTAGCCATTTGCTACTTTCAGTTTGGATTGACGAATGTTTCCCAACATGGGAATCAGAACCTCATCCCGGAAGTTGTTCGTGAAAGCCTCGGTGCCGATGTGCGGCAAACAGATGTCCACGTCCAGCCAAATTTTGCCGCCAAGCTCCGTGACCCGATCGCAAAACAGGTAGTCCTCGCCCACGAAGTTGCCATCCTTGATCGCAAAGTCAAACACGGCTGCGACGTTGCCAGTGCCTTCCTTGTTCATGTACTGCCACTGTGGGTTGGCTGCAATCATCTTCTCGATGATGCCGCGACTGATCATCATGAATCCCGTGCCAATGCGCCTGATCCGCATGAGCGAACCGTCAAACACCAAGTCACCGCTCTCGTCAAAGAACACATCGAGGAAGAACCGCTTGTCTTTTGCACGACGAGGGTAGATGCCAGCGGTCACGTCGCGGCCCGTATGCTGGGCAAGAAGCCGCAGCACATCATCAGGCGTAACGATCACATCGGAGTCAATGAACAACATATCCGTTGCATCAGTCTTGAGGAACTCGTTGACCAGAGCATTGCGTGCCATCGTGATGATGGAGCAATTAGACATGTCGGAGAGAAATACTTCAACCCCCAAGTTCAATGCTTTGGGGGTGAGCTGGGCCAAGGCAAAAGCTGTTTTGATGTTCAGCTTGCCGTCGTAGGCCGGGATCGCAATAAAGAGACTGCGCCCCTGCAAATCAACGCGTTTTTCTTCGGCCATCTCTATATCCTGAATCCGAAACCAAGCCGCATGTTGGATGTGCTGCCACCGCCAACAACTGCCGAATTGTTGATGAAGAACCAGCCCGTGTTGTTGCCAGCATCAATGTTGTTTTGCCCGAGGTATGCGTAGAACGTGGCCCCGCCCGTAGCGTTGCTGTCCTTGATGGTCAGGTAGCTGACGTTGACAGTGCCGGTCGCCTGCGACAGCGTGGCCTGCGAACCCGCCAGCGTGGACTCAAGGAACTTCTGGGTGGTGCCGGTCGTAAGGAACGAACCCACCGTGTTGGTCGTGCCGTTCTTGAATTGCAAAGTGCCGTTAATGAGGGTGAAAGCCCGTGTCGAGCCTTGGGTCAGTGCGTCTTGGAAAGCGACGGTTGCGCCGGGGGCATTTACAAGCATGGGGCAATCAATTGTTCTTCCGTTGAAAGTTACAGTTTGGGTTCCAGAACTGGCTTGAAACCGCATTTCGCCAGTTCCGGATGCCACAGTCATGCCCGTAGAAAAAGTTACGTTGCCGCTAAATCCAAAATTGACGCTTGTGGTTAACGTACCGCTAAACCCTGTGAAATTAACATCATTGAGTGTGCCACCAATCGTAACAGTGTCAGTCCCCGCAGAAATGTTGAAATTCGGGCGACTTGCTGCTGGCATGTTTATAGTGCTGCTAAAAGTTCTTGTGCCTGTCGAGCCAGAATACGTTGCATTGACAGTGCGGCTACCGGTGGCAGAAAAATTTGTTCCAGTTGTCGTGGTCCAAATCGTTGCGTTATTCCCCGTCAGCGTGATGTTGCCAGTGCCGAACGCAATGCTGCGCACGTTGGAGTTGCTGCTGGAAAAAGTAGTGCTGGTCAGCGTGTTGTTGTTCAGGTCCAGAGCGCCGCTGGTGAGCGTGAACGCAGCCGTTTGAGTCAGGTTGCCGACCAGTCGAACCGTGTTGGTGGAGCTACCAGCGTGCGATATTGCAAAGGTCAGGGTGACGCCATTGGTTGTGATATTTTGCGTTAAGCCAATACCGCCAAAAAACAAAGTGCCTGTGCCGGTAACGGTTGTTACGGATGGGATGGTAAAACTACCAAACATGGTTGGGTTAGTTGTACCCATTGCATACGTAAACGCATTGGTGCGTGTCGATGCGTCAATTGTTGGCAAACTCCAAGCT